CTATATTCTAATTTCATTCAAGGACTGAGTTCTGTATTCCACAGGGCTTAGTCCTTTGAGCTTCACTTGAATACGCTCATTGTTGTAGTAATGAATGTACTCGTGAATCACTTTTTCAAGCTGTTCAAAGGTTTCAAACCGCTTGCCAAAGTAACATTCCGTCTTCAATCGCCCGAAAAAGCTTTCCATCGCACCATTATCAAGGCAATTGCCTTTTCTCGACATACTTTGCGTAATACCGTGTTTTTTCAATATCTCCCGATAACCCATCATTTGATACTGCCATCCTTGGTCGGAATGCAGTATCGGTTTTTCCCCCGCTAATCGGTTCACCGCCTGGGTCAGCATTCTGGTTATCTGCTCAAAACTCGGACTTCTCGCCACATCATAAGCAATAATTTCGTTATTAAACAAGTCTTTAATCGGCGATAAATACACTTTGCCTTCCGCACATTTGAACTCGGTGATATCCGTTACCCACTTCTCATTCGGCATCGTTGCCGTAAAATCCCGTTGCAACAGATTATCGGCAATGTGTCCCACTTTGCCTTGGTAAGAACGATATTTTTTCTGCTTACTTTTTCCTTTTAACCCCAAACGTTGCATTATCGCTTGCACCCTTTTGTGGTTGATAATCAAGTATTTCCTTAATTCCAAGGTAATTCGACGATAACCATAATTTTCGTCATTTTTGCGATAAATTTCCTCTATTTTCTGTGAAATCGCTACATTTTTATCCGACTTTGGCTTGAGATGATAAAAGAACGAACTGCGTGCCAATCCGATTAGTCTGAGTAACAATTCCAACGGGAAACGCGAGCGTAAGGCATTTACGATGACGGCTTTTTCTGCATTTTTTGTTGGTTGAGTTCCTGCAACTTTTTTAGCATTGCATTCTCCGCTTCTAATTCCAAAATTCGGTAACGCAAGCGTTCTTCTTCTGTTTTGGGCGTTGGTGGCATTTTAGGTGAGTTGAGTTTCATACTTGGACGACCTTTAGGTTTGAGTAATAACCCATCTATACCTTGTTTTTCAAAGCGTTGCAACCATTGACTAATTATCCCTGAACTGGGGATATCAAAGCGAAAACAGGCGGCTTCAGCGGAGCACTGGCCTTTTTTGATAGCTTGAATAACCTTTAATTTAAACTCAACAGAATAACATCGTTTTTTACCTAACACAGCTAATCCATTGATTCCATTATGATTAAATTTCGCAATCCAACGTGCTAACGTGCTTTGGGGAAGCTGAAAATACTGGCGAGTAAGCGAACGGTTTTTTCCATTTTGATGATAAAAGTCGAGCACTTGTTGTTTGAAACGTTGAGTATATTTAGTCATAAAAAATCTGCACCTTAATCAGTTGGTTATTTAGTCCAACTTTTGGGGGGCAGATCAAATTTTGGCACCGTTTTAACCCAAGGGACAAAAACCACACAGGTGAAATTAGGTGGCACAACGCCCGTGGGCATCGCGTTACATTCTCACGCTGTGGTAGGTGGCTATGCACAATATGATGCGGTTTCCGTGTTACGCAAAGGCGTGGTTTGATGTGTGGTTGAAAACGGCAAAACAGTAACGGCAGGCAGTGCGGTGAAGTTTAACCCTGCAACGGGCGAAGTAGGGTCAAATAGTACGACTGCGTTGCCCAATGCTGTCTTTAAAACCGATGTCGTCGATTGCGGTCAATACGGCAAACTCGCCTTAGTGGAATTAGCTTAATCTCAAGCCAGTTCCCTTTTCACTGTTCAATCCGCCTCCTCAATATTGAGGGGGCTTTTTTATAAGGAAAAATTATGTCAGATTTTCATCAAGATGCCTTTGAACTCAATGAAATCAATAAATGCTTAAATGCTGCTGGCGTGTTTAATCAAGATGCGGGCTTATTTACCGCACGTCAATTGGAAGTGGTTCGCAACCGCACTTATGAAGAAAAACTCCCTGCGATGAACGGGCTTAGCCTTGTGCCGATGTCCTCAGAAGCCCCTGAATGGGCGGAAACCATTGTTGAACGCACCTTTGATACGGTGGGAATGGCGAAAGTGATTGCCAACTATGCTGATGACTTACCGCGTGCAGATGTCGCAATGACAGAACGTGCGATTAAGGTAAAAAATATCGGTGCGTCTTATGGTTACAATCTTCAAGAGCTTAAAGCGGTGGCTGCTAACCAAACGGATTTACCCACCTCAAAAGCCAGAGCGGCACGCCGTGCGGTTGAAATCAAAATGAATGAAATTGCCTTGTTAGGCGATAAAGAATTTGGCTTAAACGGCTTTATTAATCACCCGAATTTGGGCGAAACCACAATCACGGGCGGTTGGAAAGCGGCGAAAGCGGACGCAGTTTTAGCAGATTTAGATAATTTGCACGATACCGTGATTTTACAATCGAAAGGCGTGCATCAGCCCACCCATTTATTGTTGGCATTGAGCGATTACCAAACCTTATCCAGCAAATATATGGACACCGCTGACAAGGTTGATGTTTTAACCTTCTTCAAACGTAAACACCCAAATCTGGTGATTCAGGGCTTATGGGAGTTAGAAAAAGCAGGTTCAGGCAATAAAAACCTTGCCATCTGTTATGAGAAAAATGCGGATAACTTGAGCCTTGAAACGCCTCAGGATTTCACGCAGTTGCCTGCCCAAGAACGCAATCTTGAGCTTGTGGTGAACTGTATCGCCCGTATTGGCGGTGTGTTCTTGCGTTATCCATTATCAGCAACCAAAGCGGAGGTAACTGCCTAATGTTAGTGCGTAATATTGAGCCTCGTTTAATTCGCCTTGATGGGGTGTTTATCGCCCCAAATCAGGAAATTGAAGTGGCTGAGAATGCGGTAGGGTTAGCCTCTTTGCTTGAACGTGGGACGTTGATACAAATCAACACTGCCAACCTAGATATTCCTGAAGGCAACTCAGAAGCACCTGAAGGCAACTCAGAAGTGCCAGAGACTAAGTCCGAGAAATCAAACAAAGGCAAAAAATAGGAGTCGGCAATGGGCGTTACCGCATTACTGCATTTTTTCTATCCCGTATCTCAAAAAATGGAAACGGAAGAAATTAACACCGCACTTGAGCTTGCAGAAAATTATCGCCCACAATGCTTGACGGAAGAAAAGCAAGATGAGGCGGTAGCGTGGTACGCCGCCTATTTGCTGGCTCAATCTGTCGAGGCGAGGGCGAACCCTTTAGGGCTAAAGCGTGAGCGAGAGGGGGATTTAGAGCGTGAATATTTTGCTAATGGCGAGAGCGGCAGCAATGCCCAACGCTTTTTAGCCAATTTCGACGCACTCAACGATCTTTGCTTACGCTTAGGGGCAATCACGGTGGGCAATAATGAGCGATGTTGAAGTCAAAATTAATAATAAGGGCTTAGAACAAGAGCTTGCGTTAATGCAAAAGTTTGCCAATGCCAGTGTAAAAATTGGCATTCAGTCTGATGCTGGCCAACATAAAGAAAGCGAAGCTGATGTTGTTGATATAGCCATTAATCCATTGATACGGTAGTGGGCTGGTTTGAAAGCCTGATACCAAGTTGGATCAAAGATTTGTTTTCAAGCGGGGCTAAAGCTGAGGTAAATGTAACAGGGGCGGCGATGGTTACGCCAACAAGCCAATATGTACAGCCAACTAGCACATTACCAAGCTATACAAAATATGGCGGAAATATGCAATCTACCGTTACGCAAACGAATAACTTCAATATTCAAGGCACAACCAATCCAGCAGGGGTCGCCAATGCGGTATCAGGAAAGCTCAAACAGAACCGCCCTGCCCCTTTTGGTGTGGGGTCAATTGAATATGCAGGATAAAAGTGCGGTCAGTTTTGACCGCAGTTTTAGTAGAATATTAACTCACCGCCAAATGAATTTCCCGCCCTAGTTTTTTAAAGGCTTTTTCAACAAAATCAATTTTAGAAGGATAGCGAAAATCTAATAAGCGATCGATTTGTGGCATATGTACATCAAGGCGACGAGCCATTTCTGCTTTGCGAACACCTTGAGCGAGCATTTCATTCAGTAATAACACTTTTAATGATCGCAATAAAGAGAGCGGAACAGTATATTGCCCCTCTTGAGGTTTACTCGGTAATGGGATTGGGCGTTTATCATCAAAATAAAATTCCAGTGCGGTTTCTAATCCTTCCTCTGCTTCAAGTAAGGCACTTTCAAGGTCTTCTCCGACACTTGCCGCTTCGGGAATATCAGGAAAGGTAACAAGAAACGTGCCGTTATCATCGGCTTTTAATTCAACAGGATAACGTAACATTTTTCCTCCTTAAGTCAGGCTAAAAAACGCCCCTTTACAGGGGCGAAAAGGCTTATTTTAAATTTAAGTCTTTTTTGATTTTGTGAACTAACCCCGTTCCGATTTCTTGACTACCGTGGTAGGGAAATACAGTTTGGTGTCCGTTCAACGTTACCTTGCGATGGCTTCCTCGCTTTGTATTTTCGACTTTACAGCCTTGTTCAAGCAAGTATCGCAAGAATTCACTGTATTTCATCGGGGTACCTCCTTTGCTATACAGTGATTATATTATACAACAATTTTGTTGCATTGTAACAGTTTTGTTGTGTTTTTTAGAGGTATTTCATGAGTATCGTAAACCTTTTATTTTCCGCTATTGCGGGCAAACGCACCACCATTGGCGTGTTAGAGCTTGATGCCCTTTTAACGGAAAGTACCTCATTAAGTAGCCAAATCACGGAATATCCCGTTGAAGATGGCACGGTGATTTCCGATCACATTACGCAAGAAAGCGAACGCTTGAGTTTAAGTGGGGTGATTACCAGTGCGGGGACGTTATTTAATATCAGCCTTGGTAAATACAAATTGATTGAAGCAAAAGAAACTTTGCGAGAGCTACACAGCCGCCGTGAGTTGATTACCATTGTTACGGGGCTTGATGTGTATGAGGATTTTGCTATTGAAAGCCTTGAGATTGAACGCAATAGCGATGATGGTGAACGGTTAAATGTTAAGGCTGAGTTTCGCAAAATCAATAAAGTTACTCTCAGAACCGAAGAAATGCCTCCCGAAAAGGTTGATGCCTCCACGAAAGGTAAAGCAGGACAAACAAAAGCAAATGCGGGTAAAGCAGCAACGGGCAAACCAACGGACGGACAGGCGAGAAAAACAATACTTTCTCAAAAAACAGGTAAGGGGGTGTAATGTTTACCATTCAACTTGCTAATAAAAACGATTTTATCACCGAAGTGAATTTCGATGATGAGGTCTTTTTCTTACATTTTTCTTGGAATGATACGCTGAGCTTTTGGACGTTAGCCATTGAAAATGCTTATAACGATGAGCTAGCTTCAAACATTGTGCTGTTACCTAACCGACCATTGATTGAGCCTATTCGCCGTGAGGCATTGCCACTCGGTGAGCTAATTATTGTGCGTGAGGATAATCAACAGATTATCGGGCGTGATGATTTTGTATCAGGGCAAGCAACGCTCATTTATATTGAGGTGGACGATGAGTTACCGTTTTTTGCGTAGTTATCAATTAGTGATCGGAAAGAAAGGACAGAAAGAGGGCATTGTGATTGAACCGCCTATGCGGATTGCTTTTGATATTGAAAAAGACAGCGAAAATAAACCCAATGAAAACACAATCAAAATTTACAATTTAGCCCCCACCACAAGGCAAGCGGTGGAGCAACCCGATATGCGTTGCGTGTTATATGCAGGCTATGAGCAAGAGGGCAATATTTTGTTATGTTCGGGGGATATTGCTACAGCTTATTCTTATCACGATAACGCCGATTGGGTGACGGAGCTTTATGTACTTGATGGGCTGATAGAAATTCGTGATACCGCGGTATCGCTAGGCTATCAAGGTGGAGTGAGTTCAACGCAAATTGTCAATGATATTGCCGCTAAAATGGGCGTGCCACTTGTGGGGGCGGATAGTTTGAAATCTCGCCTTTGGGCGAATGGCTTTAGTTTTTATGGGGCAGCTCGTACAGCCTTAGATAAAGTGGTTGCAGGCACAGGGCTTGAATGGTCTATCCAAAATGGCGAATTGCAAATTGTCAATCGCAAAGGCGTAACGAAGCGAGCGGGCTATGTGCTGGCGAAAGATAGCGGACTTATCGGTTTTCCTGAGCGCACACGGGAAGCGGCTCGCAGTAAAAAGCAAGATACACCGAATAAAAAGCAAGAAGAGAAATTCGCTTTTGATCGTCAAGCTCGTGATGGTTGGAATGTGAAAAGTTTGCTGCTACCAATGGTTAATCCTTGCGACAAAATCAAGCTAGAAAGCCAAACCATCACCAACTGGTTTCGGGTAGAAAAAATCAAGCATTCGGGCGATAGCCATTCAGGCGATTGGCAATCGGAATTACATTTAATCGATCTCAATGCCCCAACCAAAGCGGAACAAAAAGCACAACGCAAACACCGTAAAAAACGCAAAAAAGCGGAGGAGCAAAATGCGTAAAATTTTGACCGCACTTTCTGAAATTAATGTGGCATTGCCCGCTAAAATTTTAGCTTATGATGCCAATACGGTACGGGTAACGGCACAGCCTACTATCCCGAAACGCCTTGCTAACGGGGAGGTGCTGAAAGCCCCACAAATTGTCAATATTCCTGTCTTGTTTCCAATGGCAGATATTAATGGTGCATTGGCTCAGATTACCTTGCCAATCAAGGTGGGCGATGGTTGCGTGCTGATTTTCTCACAACGTTCACTGGAAAACTGGCTAAGCGGAAGCCAAGACGCACCAGACGATCCGCGAATGTTCGATCTTTCCGATGCCTTTTGTGTACTGGGTGGAAATAGTCGCTCACCCGTAGCCGATCCCGTCAATTTATGTATCAAATATGGCAAGGGTTCAATCAAAATTGAGCCTAGCGGTAATATTGTGATCCAATCGCCCGATGTTGCCATCACCACCGACAACTTTACCGTAAACGCCCCAATCAGCACTTTTAACGGCAATGTGCTGGTTAATGGTGGTATCTCAACGGCAGGCGATGGTGGTAGTGTTTCAGTGAGCGGAACTCTCAAAGCAACGGGCGATGTGCAAGCAGGGGGAATCTCTCTACAAGGGCATACCCATCAAGGCGACAGTGGAGGCAACACAGGAACAGCACAATGATCGATTTAAAATTAAATGCACAGCACGATTTGCTATTTAAAGATAACAAGCTAGTCATAGTTGAAGGCATAAATCAAAAAGCACAACAAATCAAAGTTGTGCTTTTAACGTTTTTAGGGGAATGGTTTTTAGATACCACCATAGGCTTGCCTTATTTTGACGAAATTTTAACGAAAAATCCCGATAGCACCCGCATTCAAGCCATTTTCAGAAAAAAGATAATGGGCGTTGTGGGCGTAAAGGCAGTGGAACGGCTTTCTTTAGAATTTCACCGTAAAGAGCGGACGCTTGTGGTGAGCTTTTCCGTTCGGACAAATGAGGGGAGCATTCAAGATCGCATAGAGGTAAAACGAAATGGCTAATTATGGATTAACACGCAGCGGCTTTGTGCGTAAGCGTATGCCTGAGCAATTGCAAGAATTATTTGAAAAAGCAAAGCAGACCTTTGGGGCTGAGGTTGAAATCACTCCTGAAACCGTATTGGGTACAATGCTCAGCATTGAAGCAGAGCGTTTTGCGAGCCTTTGGGAATTAGTTGAGGGTGTTTATGGGGCGATGTATCCAATGAGTGCCACAGGGGCGAATTTAGATCGGGCGGTATCCTTTACAGGGGTGAAACGCCTGCAGGCTGAACGATCCACCGTTCCCGTGATTTTCTTCGGGCAAGCGGACACCCTAATCCCTGCTTATACAGCGGTTCGCAATGTAGCAAGCCAAACCCCTTATTCTACGGATAGCGAGGCGAGAATTAATGCTAATCAAGCCGCTTATGCACGCATTGAGTTAAACACCAAAACCATTAATCCTAACGATGAATTTTCGGCGATAATTAATGGCGTAGCCTATCGCTTTCGTGCCACTCGCTCTTCTGTTGCAAGTGTTATTAACGGACTAAGTGGGCAACTCAAAGAGATCGATTATGTCAGCGTGCAAAATGATAATGTGATTATTGAAATCACCGCACAATCTACTCCGCACTTTTCGATTTCTGTCAGCCCGAATTTAACCCTATCACGGCTTGGCTTGCGTCTTGAACTGGGTACCGAAGAACCTAGCGAGGATAAAGCAGAGATCGGACAGATGAGCGAGCTTATCACAATGCTAGATGGCGTAGTTGAAGTGAATAATCTGGTTGAGGGGACGGCGGGACGCTTTGAAGAAAGCGATACCGAACTCTATCAACGCTATCACCTTGGCGTATGGCAAAACGGTGCGGCAACGGTGGACGCACTGTATGCCAACTTGCGGAATGTCGTGGGGGTGAACGCCTTGCGAGTGTATGAGAATGATACGGATCAAACGGTTAACGGTATACCAAAACGCAGTATTTACGTTGTGATAAAAGGCGGGTTAGATCAAGACATTGCAAAAGCCTTGTTGAAATATAAACCCATCGGCATAGGTACACACGGACGAACCTCGCTCAGCGTAAAAGACAGCCAAAACCAACCGCACTTGATCAAATTTAGTCGCCCTCGTAAGCGATATATTTGGTTGAAAATCATCGTTGAAACCTTTGTTGATGAAGGAGAAATGGCAAAAGCGGGCTATATCGTAAACGTAATGAACAATATTTTAGATTATGGCAAGCAGTTAGGGGTAGGTTCTGATGTCATTCATCAACGCCTCATCGCCGCCTGCATTGCGGTGTCAGGGGTTGGAAAAGTTACCGTGCAAATGGGGAAAACCAATCAAATCACCGATCCCGAACCCCGTTACCAAGAACAAAATATTGTGATTGCACTAGATGAAGAAGCGGTGTTCGATCCTGCTATCATCGTTATCAGCTAGGAGGAAAAATGCCAAAAATTTTGACCGCACTTGAGGCGGATTTTGTGCAATTAGGCTTAGAACGACAGCTTTCTCAATTTCGCTATTCGCCTAATTTAAACGCCCTCATCTCACTGTTACTTTCCCCTTACGCCGATTTGCAACACAGTTTAAAACAAATGCTGCTTGAACGGAATATTGATACCGCAATCGGGCGGCAATTAGACCGGGTAGGCGATATTGTAGGAATGCCGAGACCTTTTACTAAGATAAATGGTGATTGGTATTTTGGCTTTACAGGGCAAAGCAAAGCCAAAGCCTTTAGCCAAGCTCCAATTCGTGAGCTCGCCCTACAAACGCATACCAAAGCCGTGAGCTATATGCCTGATGAAGCCTATCGGCGACTGATCAAATGGAAAATAATCGCCAACCATTCACACGGTACAGTGGAAGATGTGATTAAGGCGTGCCAAGCCTTATTTCTGGCTAGCAAAGTATTAGTACAAGAAAAGATGGATGCAGAAATTCATATCAAAATTACACGTAATCGCAAAAATAAAATAGATGCGATAGAGCAAGATCCCAAGCCGTGGATACCCGCAGCGGCTGGGGTAAAAGTGTCTGTTGAACTGATTGACGAATAAGGACAAGCAATGAAATTACTGGATTTATTTAAAACAATTGTTTGGGCGAAAAATGGCGATACCACCGATTTTTCACAAACCAACTATGAAGCAGGTTGGGCGCATTTAGGCGATGATACCCCAACAGTACAAGATTTTAACTACGTTCAGCAGATGAACGATAAAAAAGACCAATGGCTTTTCAAACAGCTCAAAGCCGTAATGGAAAATGCGGGCATCGAACCCACAGAAGACAATATCAATGCGTTACTTAATGCCATTTTAAAGATCGCCAAAGGACACAGCACCCCAAAAGCGATCAACGCTGAAACCGTGGATTTTGTGGATGAAACAGGGCATACCCACTCAATTTCAAAAGCCAGTCTAGCCCAAGCGGGCATTGTGCAACTCACCAACGCCACCAATAGCGAAGCAGAAACCCTAGGGCTAACGGCTAAAGCAGGGAAAACGTTGAAAGGGCTGATTGATGCCTTAACCCGCAATCTGAGTAACTATATCCCCAACAGCAAAAAATCTAATGCAATTAATTCGGCAAGTAGCGACACCGTGGCAACGAGCAACGCCGTTAAAACCGCCTATGACAAAGCGGTTGAGGCGGATAATCACGCAGAAAGGGCTTACCATTTGGCTGAAAGTAAGCAATCCCCCGCCACAACCTTAGCGGGCTATGGGATTGGTGATTTTAAGGTGGGGACATCCACCGGTGATGACAATGATTGCAAGATTGACGGCAATTATTATTTTGCCAGCGGGCAAAATTTACCGAGTGCAGGTGAGTGGCATATTGAGGTGATTAGCGGCGGGCAAAATAATGCTATCCGACAAATTGCCCGTAAAGCCAATGATACAAAAGTTAAGACCCGTTATTTTAATGGGGCATCTTGGTCGGATTGGAAAGATGTAGGTGGCGACGGTGTACCTGTTGGCTCTGTTGTTGCGTTTCCAAGTGCGGTGCAAAATCCGCACGGATTTTTACGCTGTGACGGCTCAACCTTTGGGAGAACAACTTATCCCGCCCTTTATCAAGCCTTAGGGGTGAACACATTGCCCGACCTGCGTCGCTCTGATGTGGGAATGACGGCGTATTTTGCCACCGACAATATCCCCGAAGGCTGGATTGCCTTTGATGACATTGAAGAGCAGGTGAGCGAACAGGCTTATCCCGAACTGTATCGTCACCTTGTGGCGAAATATGGCAGCCTTTCCGCCGTGCCGAAAGCGAAAGACCGCTTTATTCGTAACGCGGGAGCATTGCTTGCGGTGGGTGAGGTGCAAGAAGACGCCCTTCAAGACCACTTTCACTATATTCCTACCCAAGCAGGGGGCGATTCTCAAACCGAGAAAGATATCACTGTCGTCATTCATAATAATCATACCACCAATGCGGTGCCAGGTGCGTTTAAGCCTGCCGAAAAAGGCAAGGTGCAGGCAAACAACGCGACGATCACCGATGGGGTAAGGGTAAAAACCTACCTTGCTTCTACGAAAGATGGTACGAATAAAGATACACGAACCTCAAAAGAAACTCGCCCGAAATCCCTTGTTCTCAAACTCTGCATTAAAGCACAAAACACCCTCGATGGGGTGCAGTTTTGGATTAAGGCGTTTGGAGAGATTGCTAATGCTGGGCAACTTGATGCAAGTAGATTGGCACAAGATATTCAAGAAGTGAAGGCAAAAAAAGCGGACGTGTTACATACGCATAGGGTGAGTGAAATAACGGATTTTGAACGAAGCGTAGAGCAATACCTTAACAATCTTTTTAGCCAACAGTTTACAGAAAATGGCTGGAGCAAATTGCCCAATGGATTAATTATTCAATGGGGTAAGTTTAGAGCAGGGTGGGAAGCAACCACACAACGGCGAGTAACATTTCCAATAACCTTTCCTAATCAAGTATTTTTTATTGGACTCACAGAGTTTACTAAGATGTGGAGCTACACAAGTACCGTACAAAGCCGTGGACAGATGGATAATAGTGGTTTTGAGGTAGTCAGCCAGCGAAATGACACGATGTTTTTAGCAATAGGTTATTAAGGGGGAACAATGTATTTTTTTAACAGACTCACACAAGGTTTTTTCCTAGCGGGGATACATGCTATCCCCGAGGGTTCAGTAGAAATTAGCGAAGAAACCTACCGCACTTTACTTGAAGGGCAAAGTGAGGGAAAACAGATTATCTCCGATGAGCGGGGCTATCCCGTTTTGATTGAGCCCCAGCCAAGCCCTTATCACAGATTGCAAGGGGGAAAATGGGTGATGGATGAGGCAAGGCAAGACAAGGGGAGAGGCTCTGCGAACAGCGAAATCAAGTGCGGTCAAAAATTAATGCCAAACGCGATGCGTGCGTAAACGGTGGCGTATATGTACCAGCGATCGAAAAATGGGTAGACACGGACGAAAAAGGGCGTGCCACCTTGGTAGAAATCAAAGCGGATTTTGACTTAAACGGCAAAACGGAAGAAAACGGCGAGCCGCGTATTTTCACCCTGATTTGTGCGGATAACACCGCTCAACCGTTAGATTTTGACAAATTCAAAGCGGTGTGGAACGCGGCGAAAACGCTCAAAGAAAAAATGTTTGAAAACGCCTATATGCACAAAATTTTACTGGAGCAGGCAGAAAATCCGCTTGAGTATGACTGGTCAATCGGCTGGTCGCAAACCTATGAGGAATACCAAAATGAGCAAGAAAAATCCATTTAAAACGTGGGGCTATCACGTTTTGATTGCCCTCGACCAACTTTGCAACGCCTTAACGGGCGGTGGGGCAGATGAAACCTTTTCCAGCCGCTGCTACCGCCGAGCCGTGTTAGAGAGCAAGCCCAAAGCCCGCTGGCGGTTTTGGTACAGTTTTGTAAATAGTTTATTTTTTGATAAAAATCACTGCAAAACAGCGTACGAAAGCGAGTTGAAACGCAGGCAATATCCTGAAGACTTTAAAGTGATTTAACTTATTTTTTAAGGAGATCTTGTGGTCGCCTTTTTATCAGATTATGTGCCGTAAAACTCCGTCTTTTAGGGCGGGGAGGATGTCAAAAACCCTTTCCCTTAATCCACTCATCCACCTTATTAGCCCACACTTGCAACATTTCTTTTCTCTGCTCAGCATATTCTGCTTTATTATAAACTGCACGCACACCCTGTTGTTCGTGAGCTAAACTTTTCTCAATCCAATCGCTATTGAATCCCATTTCGTGCAGCAGTGTAGATCCAGTACGACGTAAATCGTGTACGGTAAAATCATCGATGAGCTGCTCGTTGCGATTAATATGTTGAATGCAATTTGCAATTACTCTATTCAGAGAGCTATGGGCGATAGGCTTTTGCCGATTAATTCGACCAGGCAATAAGTATGGCGATCCTTCCGAATAAATTTGAAACGCAATAATTAAATCAATGGCTTGTTCAGATAAATAAACATTATGCGCACGTTTGGCTTTCATTCGTTCAGCAGGAATTGTCCAGACTTTATGTTTGAAATCGATTTCATCCCATTTCGCATTAACAAGTTCGCCCTTTCGGACAAGGGTGAGCAAAATAAATTTAACCGCTTTTTTCAAACCGAAGTCTGATTGAGTTTCTTCAAGTGCGTTAAAGAACAGATGAATTTCGCGTGGTGTTAATGTTCGTTCTCGTTTTTTAAATGTGGCAATAGAGGAATTAGCAATCTCATCTGCAGGATTACTAAATTTATGCCCACGCTGGATGGCATAGCGATAAATGTTTGCAATCAGATCGCGGACAAATATTGCCGTAGATGGAGCGCCACGATCTTTAATTTTTTCACAATGACGGCGAATTTCATCTGTTGTGATTTCGTTCATCAGCCTATTGCCAAAGGTTTCTTTAATATCGCGCTCGTATGTCGCAATACGCAAAGCTTTTGTACTTTCAGCTAATTTAACATCGGAAAGATATTTTTCAGCAAAAACACAAAAGCGATCAGCATTGCGGATTTGATTGCGTTCAGCACGCTTTTGGCTTGCTGGCGAAATTCCCTCACTGACTTGTTTGCGAGCAACCATCAAACGCTCACGAGCTTCAGCAAGATTAATGCCATCAGCACCATATTTACCGATGGTCAGTGTCTCTCGCCTACCGCTTATACGATAGTCATAGCGGAAAGTAATAGTGCCAGCCACGGACACGGAAACATAAAGCCCATCTCGATCTGCGACTTTGTATACTTTATCTTTAGGTTTAAGGGATTTGATTTTTGTATCTGTTAGCAT